AATCTTGGATCCGGCACCTCTTTGGTCAGATATCAAATCCTTTGATGGCAAACCGTGGCGTGGAAAAGTGGATCTTATCACTGGCGGATATCCGTGCCAACCGTTTTCAGTTGCAGGAAAGAAACTCGGAGAAAAAGACCCCAGACATCTCTGGCCCCATGTGCGGAGAATTGTTTCCGAGGTTGAGCCAACGCTCTGTTTCTTTGAAAACGTCGGCGGACATCTACAGTTGGGGTTTGAGCAAGTCCATGATGACCTACAAGGACTGGGTTACAAAGTTAAGGCAGGCTTGTTCTCTGCGGAAGAAGTCGGTGCTCCGCATCGCCGCGAGCGGCTCTTTATCTTGGCCTACCGTGATGACAGCAGATGCAACTGTTGCGGAAACAATCACGCCCAACGACAGGTATGTCCAAACCAAGAACGGCACCCTGCGCCGATACATCAAGAGCGGACACAACTGCAGCCTGGGATTAGCGAGAACAGCACGTCTCTGGCCGACAGTGCTGGTATCGGAAGCCAACGGCGCCTCACTCAAAAAAGTTCAGACCGGGTATTCGCGAAGTCGTCTGAAAGAGGAAGTTTTGTTGTGGAAACAGCCGAAGAGATGGCGGACACCGAATGCCTCGGATGCCGAGGGCGGCGTTATGGAAATCAGACCGGGAACCTCTGCTCGGATCAAGCTTCGCGATCATTCCGTACATGTAGCAAATTGCCTCTCTGGCCACCCAGACCAAATGACTTTGATGACTGGCGAAATATCCCAGAGAACCTTAAACCCGCAGTTTACCGAATGGCTGATGGGCTGGCCGACCGGGTGGACAGAGTTAGAGCCTGCGGCAACGGCGTGGTGCCTCTGGTGGCGGCGTATGCGTTTACAGTTCTTACGTCTAACCTTGAATTTACAACAACAGGTATCTTAAATGAACGAGAAAGTTAAATTAAAAGTTGAATATGTCAAACTGGAAGAACTCATCCCCTTTGAGTTAAATGCCAGAACACACTCTAAGGAACAAGTCGGACAGATTGTCAATTCCATCGGAGAGTTCGACTTTGTAAATCCTATTCTGGTCGGTGTCGACAATATGATTATTGCCGGTCATGGGCGTTTGATGGCAGCAAAAAAGGCCGGATTGGAAACGGTTCCGATTATCCGCCTTCCGCATCTTGACTATAACCAATGCATGGCTCTGTCTCTGGCAGATAATAAAATTGCCGACAATGCCGGTTGGGATGAAGAAAAAATCGTTGAAATCCTCGGAAAACTTGAGGATGCGCATTTCAACATTGATATTTTGGGCTTTTCCAACAAAGAGCTTGAAAATTATCGGGATGAATTTGAGACCAACGATGAAGAACTTGAATTTGAAAACGAAGTCCCTGATTTTGTGGAAAAACCGGTTGCCCGGCGCGGGGATGTTTGGATTTTAGGCGATCACCGTTTATTGTGCGGCGACGCAACAAGCCAGACAGACGTTGAAAAAGTTATGGACGGCGAAAAAGCGCAAATGGTTTTCACCGATCCGCCATACAACGTGAATTACGGCAATGCCTTGCGAGATAAACTGGCAGGAAAAGAAGGCGAACGCTCAATTCTGAATGATAATCTTGGCGAGGGTTTCCCTGCTTTTCTGTATGACTTCTGTTGCAATATCCTTGATGTCAATGTTGGCTCTTTTTATATTTGTATGGGCGGGTCGGAGTTGCACACTCTGTACCAAGCCTTTACGGCGGCTGGTGGCAAATGGGAAGCGTACATTGTCTGGGTCAAAGACAAATTTACGCTTTCGCGTTCCAAACACCAACACCAGCATGAATGGATTTTATTCGGCAACCCTTATGAAGAACAGCATGAGGAAATCCTGTTAGGTGCGAAACCCGGTACGGCTCCGGCCTGGTATGGCGGACGAAATCAAACAGACGTGTGGGAATTTCCCCGGCCACAAAAAAGCTCTCTGCATCCGACAATGAAGCCTATCGCACTGGTTGAAAGAGCCATCCGCAATTCCAGCCGGGTAACAGATATCGTCTTGGATACCTTCGGCGGCAGCGGTTCAACGCTGATTGCCTGTGAAAAAAGCGGTCGGCGCTGCCGAATGATTGAACTCGACGAGAAATACGTCGATGTCATCATTAAGCGCTGGGAAGAATATTCCCGAAAAAAAGCCGTTCATGAACAAACCGGCAAAAGTTATGAAGAACTTAAGATTGAAAGAGAAAAGGAAGAAAAACTCACAGAAAAGGCTCCTGAATAGACAGGAGCCTTACTTTTTACGGGATAGCAATGAAATTCTTGGCTTGGTTTAGTTGTGGGGTTACGTCGGCAGTTGCCTGTAAACTGGCGATTGATAAATATGGCGATGATGTTGACATCTGGTATATCGAAACCGGTGCGGCTCATTCGGACAACCAACGATTTATTGAAGACTGCGAAAACTGGTATGGCAGGAAAATTCTGACAGCCCGGCATCCTAAGTTTAAGAATCCTTTGGAAATTGCTGCTATTGAAGTTTTTAATACACCGTGGGGTGCTCCCTGCACTAAATACTTAAAAAAGGAAGTTCGCCAGAGAATTGAAAAAAATTACACTCAACCGATTCACGTATTCGGCTTTGAGTATAATAAAAAAGAAATTAACCGAGCCTTTAGGTGGAAGCAGCAGAATTCCTCAAGAGTTTATTTTCCGCTTATTGAACAAGGGTGGAATAAACGGCGTTGCCTGCAGGAACTTTTACTTAACAAGATTGAAATCCCGGCCATGTACCGGCTGGGATACAATAACAACAACTGTATCGGCTGTTTCAAAGGCGGCAAAGGGTATTGGAACAAAATACGGACAGATTTCCCGGACGTTTTCAGGCAGACTGCCGATTTGGAACGGAAAACCGGACATACCTGCCTCAAAGATCGTGGCAAACAACTCTATCTGGCTGAATTAGAACCAGATGCAGGTAAACACCAAAGTATCGATATCCCCGAATGCGGAATATTTTGTGAACTTGAAATGGCCGGATTGCCAATCAAAAATATTAACGAAATTTTAGAATTTATAAGATTTAACCCGGAAAACCAATGAATACAGCAAAATAAACTGTGATAAACAAATGATGAAAACATGGAAATCTCGATTAGAGCTTATGCCACCCGCAAAGGTATCTCCGATACCGCTGTTCGCAAGGCAATCAAATCCGGGCGGATAACGCTCACCAAAAACGGGAAAATCAATCCGGCGTTGGCTGACCGGCAATGGGAAGCCA